GCTAGTGCAGCAGACACTGGAGCCATGTAAGCAACAAAGATCCAAGGTCTCATACCTAAACGGTAAGATAGTTCCCACTGTCTTCCTGCGTATGCAGCCACTCCTATTAAGAAGTGAAAGACAACGAGTTGATATGGTCCGCCATTATATAACCACTCGTCTAGCGTGGCAGCTTCCCATATAGGATAAAAATGTAGTCCGATTGCATTTGAGGAGGGGACGACTGCTCCTGATATTATGTTGTTTCCGTACAACAACGAGCCTGAAACTGGCTCACGTATGCCATCTATATCAACTGGTGGTGCAGCGATGAAGGCTAGAGTAAAACATATTGCGGCAGTAAGCAAGCAAGGAATCATAAGTACTCCAAACCATCCTACGTATAGGCGATTGTTTGTACTTGTAACCCACTCGCAAAACTTCTCCCAATTGGTTGTAGTGTCTCTTGTTACTGAGATTGCAGCCATGTGATTAATTTAAATGAATGTTTGAACATTCCTCTTCTACTTTGGAGAGGAAAAAAGAGATGAGGTCCATCTTATTCTTAAGAGGGATATCCTCATCGAGTATCACTTTGTATCTTGCTTCAAGGAAATCGAAGCAACTCATTTTCCATTTGTAAGGATTTATTTCCTTAGAAAATGCCGGGTATGATCTGACCTGTGGTGACATAAGCACCAATAGCAGCAACGAAACCAAGCATCGCTGCCCAGCCGTTAAAGCGTTCTGCTTCATGAGTCATAAAAGGATTTGTGTTGTGATGTGACATAGGAATAATTCGTACTGGTGGTTCGTAAGGGTATTCGTTTTCGAGTAATGTATCTAAATCTTTAGTTTTCATTTGAGTGAATCAATATACTTCTGTTTTTCTTTAGTAATATTTTTAAGAGTTGATTTAATTTTCAACATCCTTTTCCAGAGTGGTTCCTTCTTCTTCTTAGCCATTAAAAATTTAGATCTGATTGTTCTAGTTTTGATATGACATCAGCTCTATAAGCTGGGTCAGTCTCATAACGTGGATCTCCCATTGCTGCTACGAGTTCAGCTTGAGATCTGTAGATGTCGCCTGAACTAGAAGCTGGTTTGCCTTGTAGCATTCTTCCTTCGTAGCCGTTGGCTTCGTTGTATTGAGATTGAAGTCCTTGGAAAGCAATGTTAATAGCTGCTGGATTTCCTGAATCAACAACAGAATCAAATGCGTCGATTTGGTTGTCTGGAAGATTACTAGCAGCCCACTGAACAATTCTGTTGTAGTTAGCTTCACCACCGGCTGAATTCTGAACACTATTTACTTGTGCTTCAGATAATTCAACAGACTGTTGTGGAGCTTGTGGGTTGTTAGCTTGTATTTCTAAGTAAGCATTAACAAGGTCTTGGCTACTCATTTCAGAAAACTTAGATATTGTTTCCTCACTAAGTTGACCATCATTTGCGTAGTATTCTTCTGAAGCTTCGTTGATCAGACTGACCGCAGGAGCATCCTCAGATACCTCTTCATCGCTTCCTTCTTCTTCTTCATATCCTTCGTCACTTTCTTCGTAGTCTGTTTCTTCTTCTTGTCCAAGTTTCTTTTGTAATGATAAGTATGCTTGTTCTAAATCTTCAGCACTTTTATATTTACCAGCTAGTAGTTGTTCTTGTTCTGCTACTAACTTCTCCCCTACCTCAAGAGAGTCTTGTTCCTCTGAGGTTAAGACTTCTGTATCTGGAGAGTTATCACTCGTAAATGTTTCTGCCATTTATTCTGGTTGTTCTTGTGGTGGTTGCATTCCTTGCATGTTTTCAGAGTCAGCTAATTTAGAATTTGCAAACTGACCAGCTTGCTCAAGTAGAGTCTGGTTCTGTTGGTTCTGCATCATTTCATCTTTCGCTTCTGCAAGTTGTTGTTCAGTCTTAACAAGATTTAGTACATCAATACCTTGTGCAGCAGCTAGACGTTTGATTGCTTCCAGTGGGTTGATGAATCTCATCAGTGACTCTGGTCCTAATGTCTGTGCAATTGTCTGCACGAACATAGTTAAAGCTTCTCTGTCTTGACCACGACCTAGTGCATTAACACCAGCTACAATTGCTGGTCTAATAACATCTTTAGGTAACTTTGGTAGTTCGTTACTTCTCTGTAAAACTAAAAGTGTTCTATCTAAATAGGGTATGAGGAAAGATACAGTTAACAAGCTGAAGATTCCACCGAGCTGTTGCTCAAGTTCTAACTGTGTAAGTCTTACTTCTTCTGCTGTTACTCTTTCTGCATTCCTTACGTTCATCACGAGGAAAGCTTCAAGTAATCTTCTCTCTATAGTCTGTGCCATCTGTGCAGCAGTAGAGAAGTCAGCAGTCTTACCTACTTGTACAACTTGTACGTCTTCCGCTCTACCTTGAACGATGGCTCCGTTTCCAGCCTTTGCGATAGTGGCTGGCTTTGTAGTTGAAGATGGGCTAACTAAGAAAATAACTTTACTTGCCGCCGCAGCTCCTTCAACTAGAGCTTGTGATAATCCTTCTAAAGATTTGAGGTCTCCTAAGAACTCCTCAACTCTGCCACGACCATACTGTTCTCCGTCTACCGAATTAAAAGTCAGGACTAACCATGGACTTGCATTCTTTGGAGCAGTACTTCTTGTGTTTGGGATTATCTTATCTAATACTTCTTGGTGCCATACCCATCTGCCGTTCTCTAGTTTCACGTACGTATAAACTTCGACATCATCTGTATGACTACTGTCAGTGTCGTCTACACCTGTATTAGGTTCTGGCTTTGGTATTTCATACCCAAGCACGTCACGACTTATCAATTCCTTTGTAACTATTTCTAGGACGTTACCATTTCCATCTCTATTAACGACATACCTATTGAGTGGGTAGTTCTTAATACCATCCTTACCCATAAATAACAAAGCATTACCACCAACAATTAAATGTTTAAGTGCTTGATGTATAACAACTCTGTCATTTGATGCAGCGATATAGTCCATGACCATTCGTTCCATCTTAGATAAAGAAAGATCTAATTCTCCTCTTGCCTCTGGTGGTAAATCTTCACCTAACTTGTCCTCTCTTACTTGTAGCTTAAAGAAGGATCCTTGTGGAGGTAGGATTGCAAGCATGAGTTTTGCCGCAAGCCCTACAACACACTTAGATCCAACTGATTGCCACGGAATATTGAGAGTTTCGTGTGTTGGTCTTGAAGATGTATCGTCTTGAATTAAATAAGGTAACGTGAGCTTTGCACAATCAACTGCTTTATCTAGGAATTGTCTTCGATCTGTAACCAGTGTATTGTATCTCTCACGGGCTAACATTAGTTAAGTCCCCCAGTTGTCTGGTCTGTACCTGTATTTACTTTAGGATTTAATTTAATCCTTAATGATCCTGTACCTTTTGAGTACTGGTTTTTTGTTTTATCACCACGGTCATCCTTTGCTCTTCTTACCTGTGGGTTCACATCCTTAATCATTGGATCAGGAGGTGGTGTTGTTGGTGTAGGAGGTAAAGGTACTGGTGGTGGTGGTGGTAATGGTTGAGGTGCAGGCGTTGAGCCTCCTCCTCCTCCTCCGAATATACACATTAGATTTCGTCCTCTTCTATTGATTTGATATATTCAATTACGCTTGCTTGTCCAGCTCTATACATAATTGATTCGATTGGTTCTTTTGGATGGATAGGTTTCCACCCGAAGTTATCGTCTAACTTCTTTAATAACTCATCAAGTCTGTCGTTGTGAAGCTTAAGAGTATTGAGGGAGATTGACATTCGAGTGCTCGAAGAAAGCAGGCATTCTAGCTGCCTTGGTCTGTGAAAATTCTGGTGCTCTGCCTTCGTACATAAGTCTGTCGCTTGCATCTAGCCAGAATTTTTTGTCTAAATATCTATCGGAACTTTGCTTAAGAGGTTCCATTACCCAGTTGATAGTTGCCTTCCTTAAAAGGTCAAGAGATCTACTAGGTGTAAGTCCTAGCTCAGCGCAGACTAAAGAATTAGCAGCGACATGTACTTGCTCATCCCTTGATATATCTGCACTTACGGTCCTTAGACCGGCATCTCCACAGAACCTGAAGAACGGTAGTAATACAAAAAAGATTGCTCTTTCTGCTACTAACGCTTTACAAATTGTGTGGTCTGGATGCGCTTCCCACGCTGCACGTAAGCGTAATGCTTCGGCTTCGGCTTGTTCATCTACGCCTAGTGCGTTGGTGATGTATCCAAGAGCAAGATCATGTTTGATTTCGTCTTGAACGTTTGACTCTAGAAGTGCTCTAGCAGTGTCGGGAACTTCTTTATCAAGTGCGTCTGTAATAAACTCGCCAACTGGTAACTCCATATGGCGTATTGCAAGGGCACGGTAGATGGTTTCTTCTGCACCTTCTCTTAGTTTTCCTTTAGATGTTTGAACGGGTGTCCATGTTCTTTTTCTGGACAGTAATTTTAAATAGGGATTCATTGCTCGCAGTCGCATTCAAGTTTTGTATCTTCACTAACTAAACTTGCCAAGTAATCTTGTACTTCAGTATCTCCTAATGCTGCATAAACATCAGTCTTATCCTGAGTATCAGGTTTCACTTGAAGGGCGTAGTAAAGTGAAGTCTGTGGTGATTTCAACCACTCTTCTATAAATGCTTCATCGTAAGTCACCATATCGCTCCAAGAATTGAAGCTATAGCCATGTAGCAATCCTGTTCTATTAAGCATGATCATTATTTGATCTGCTACTTTCTTATAAACATCCCAGCCTACTTCGCTGGCTATTTCTACGTCGCCATAATTAACTTGTTCCACACCAAATTCACCTGAATCCCTGTCAACCACACGACTGATAGGAGGTGCGATCTCTGGTGTACTTGTAAAGCCTTCGAGATCTCTGCTTCTGTACGAACAACTAGCAGTAGGAGCTATAGCGAAAGCTCTTTCCATATTGTTAGCACGAGCTACATTAGCTGCTTCTTGTATGCCCAGAAATAGTTCGCGTGCAGCTATACCTGCGATACCATCGAAACTCTCAGCATCATTTGTTGCTTCAAGAGCGTCGCCAAACTGGGCATATGTTATTCCGTTAATTCTGAGGAAGTTGGATAAGCCAAGCATTCCGAGCCCGACTTGCCTGTCTTTGTCCGGGGGTAAGTACTCTCCAGTCCCTCCAACACCTGTTCTGCCATGAAGATCGCACAGCTCGGACATACCTTTACGGAAAGTCTCTCTGAGTTCGCCGATACTATTGGCACCGAGATTGACATGCTGGAGCAAGCAAGTTCCGCGTGAGGGCAGGTAAACTTCCAAGCAAACATTCGATCTGATTCTTTTATTGTTGTTGTCATGTTTTATTTTTGAGAGCCAAATATCTCCTTTTGCAATTCCTCCAAGGATTGCTTCCTTTGTTGAAGCTTTTGCACTGTGCCAGAGTTCAGTGGTGAGGTCAACACATCTTTTAATCCATGGGAGCTCGGCTCTGGAGACTTGCACGAAGTCAAGAATATCGGCGTGGTCAATGTCACAATGAGCAACCACCGCGCCGTTACGGTAGCTCCCACCCCTTCTAAGTATTTCATTTAATGTTGAGTAAATTTTTAAGAATGAGACCGGTCCACTCGCAACGAGAGTATCTGGTCCCTTATTTGTTTCTGTTCCTGCTGGTCTGAGATCTGACACATGGACCGCGACACCTGCTCCGAAACGTAGAGCATGTGATACAAATCTCCAGCTTGCTTCAATTCCATCACTTCCTTCCATTGAATCCTGCACGTTAAAGATTGTGCAGCTAACGGGTAGACGGTTTGTTGGATTATCAATCCATTGCTGGACTCGACCAGTCCTAGCGATTTTATTTGCGTGATTCGATTTCATTTAATAAATAATGGGCAGCTTTTTTTAAGTCTTTTAAGTCGTCGTCTTTATATCCAGCTCGACATATATATTTGATTACGTTTCCAAGGTGATAGTTCAGGTTTTGATCTCTAATGAAATCCCATACTTCTATGTTTCCTCTCTGGTAGTAATCAGGACCGTCTGTTTTTTCTTTTAGCTTCATCTAAGAGTGGTTTAATTAAGTTGTTTAATTTGAAAACCTGTTCTTGTAACTTCATGTATAACTCCATTATTGTCTCTTTATCTATTTCATAGAGAGCCAACTGGATCTCTCTCATTTCCAAGTCCTGATGGAGAGTTAATTTTGTAGTCTCGAACGGGTTCCCAGAGGATTGGTTCTTTTTTCTCATGGTCGTAGTCGTCAGTAGTAAGTATTCGTGCGAGTCTTGCATTGCAAAGCGCATCCTCTTCAGTCATGTCCTTTTCTTCAAAGGTTTCAACGACTGCCTTCCATGTATATCCTTTCTCAGAAAATATCTTTTCAGCTTTTTTGACTCCAATTCCCGGGACACCTGAGTATCCATCTGTATTGTCGCCAGCAAGTGCTTGAATCAAGTGCCACCTTGCTCCCTCATCTGGAGAGATAGTGACCGTTTCTTTAAAGTCATATAGTTTTCCGGGAATCTGTCTCATGTCCTTGTCTGGAGAAACAATTATATTTCCGGGGTATTTTGTAGCGTAAATACCTAACGCATCGTCAGCTTCGAGTGTGTCCTTGAGAATAACTTTGTATTCTTTCTTTAATTCCTCTATCACCCTTTTGAATCCACAGGGCTTTTTTCGTTGTCGATGACCCTTATATTCGGGCAGAATTTTTTTCCTAAAATTATGAGGACTTGTAAAAAACAAGATCATCTCATCATCGAACGATCCGAGGTCTTTCTGGACTCTATCTAAGTCTCTTTTCACGCATCTCATAGCGTCAGAGAAGTTAGAAGTAACGACTATAACGTCATTACCAAAATCCATTTCGGTTTCTGCACTAGCACAGCATTTATATACTATGTAGTCGCAATCAATTAATAATTTCATATTTAATGCACGTCAGCCCATGTTTTGCCGTGTTTTGACTCAGCAGCTATGGGACAACGTAAGTTGTAGTATTCACCGGCTAATATTGCTGATGCTTCTAATCCATATCGTGTTGCGACTATGTATTTAGGTTCGCATTCGTATTGAAGTTCATCATGTACGAAAGCTAATTGATGAT